CCCGTCTAAATAAACAGATTTTTTACCAAAATGTTCGTGTATCTTTTTTAAAGGTTCGGTGAAATTACTGAAAATAATAACTTTTTTACCTTGTTCAATAATGTTCTCGGCAAGTTCAATTGTGATAGATATTTTTTCTTCAGCAATAACCTGTCTTACTTTCATAAGTTTTGAAAACTGAACTGATAGAGACCTTGACTCATCTTGTCTATTATTATACCAGTCATAATACTCACCCATTAATCCTTCATACAATCTTGATTTCAAACGAAGATAAACGGGTGTAATAATTTTTTCAGGTAAATCTAAAACTTCTGTCTTTAATCTTCTTAAGATTTGACGTGAAGTTCTTTCTCTTAATTCTTCTAAATTGGATGCTCCTGTTACATTCCAAATCTTTTTACCACCCACTCTAAACTGATACCCACCACAATATCTAATTGCGTATGCTTGCCAATTTTGACTTACAGGACTATCAATAAGTTTTAAGATATTATAATAATTCATTGGACGAGAAGTCATTGGTGTTCCCGTTAATAACCAAAGTTTTTTAATGTTCTTGGTTACATCCATTATAATCTTTGTTCTTTGAGCTTGAGCATTTGAAACATAATGGGCTTCATCAATAATGACCAAATCAAATTTTGAATTAAGAATTGTTGAACCATTTTTATCTTTTGGGTCGTGAAAGTTTTTAAGAATATCGTAGTTAACAATCACGTAATCGGCAAGTTCAAACTTCTTACCTTCACAGATATAAACCGATTTGTCGGTATAGTTTCTGATTTCTCTCTCCCAATTTATTTTAAGAGATGCCGGACATATGATTAAAACTCTATTTGCTCCACTTTCTAATGAAGCAATCACCGCAGAAGTGGTCTTGCCCAAACCCATATCATCCGCCAAAATAAACTTATCGTTCTTTAATAATTTTTCTATTGCGTCTTTTTGGTGAGCAAGTGGTGGTCGGTTTTCATATTTTGTGTAATCAACATCAACTAAGTTTTCGGTGTATTGTTTAATAACCGCAGCTCTTGGTATCCAAAAATCGTGAATGGTCTCGGCACTAAAAATCTTACCCCAAATGTGATACGACTTATCTTTTTCAACTAAAATCTTCTCAACGTAGATTTTATCAGGTTCCTTAATAAAAGGATTGTCAGCAACAAGTTTTTGAGAAAAGTAAGAGTCAATCTCGACCCATTTCTTGGCAACTTTTGGAACTACTAAATTGTAGTCAATAACGTAATCACATTGAGCTCTCGTTGGAAGATACTTCTTATTTGAATCAATCTGTTTTTTTAATTTAAGGATATAGTTATTTGACCCCTGATAATTTTCAAGAATGGATATTGCTTGTTGTTCAACACTTAAATGTCCTGTAGAAGTTGTCAAATTATTTTAATTAACTATACAACTATAATAATAATCAAAAAAGAAATATTTATCAATATGTCAAACAGAATAGTTCCAATAACAAGATTAGGTAAATTTTTCGGAGAAGAAGATTATAATTTGGATGTTTCAATGGGTATGGAATGGTTAAATGGTGATATGAACTTCACTCTTATATTGTATAAAGTGGATAAAAAGAAAACAAATGTTGATGATGTATACGGTGAAGCTCAAGTAGATGGAATTAAATTTTTACCACCTGTTGAGTTTAAAGCTTATCTACAAATTGTTGCACCTGAAAATAAATTTCTTGGGACAAGTAAGATTAATCAAATGGAACCAGGTAATGCTAGAATTTCTGTTTACCAAAAACATTTAGATGAATTAGATATTGATATTGAATATGGTGATTATATTGGGTATTACGAAACTGAAACTCAGGTAAGATATTATGTGGTTAATAATGACGGACGAGTAGTGTCGGATAACAAACATACATATGGTGGATATAAACCATTTTACAGAACAATAAACGCATCTCCTGTAATGGAAAACGAATTTAGAGGATTATAAAATGAAAATAATTATTTCTGAGAAACAACTAAAAATGATTGTTGAATCAATAAAAAATGACAGAGTCATTTGTGATAATTGTGGTTGGTCTTGGGATTTGTCAGACGGAGGAAATGACCCATATATTTGTCATAAATGTGGTAATAATAATGAAGAAAAATAATGTCGTTACCAAAAATTAAAAAAAATTTACCTCTTACATATCCTCCTGTTGGTTATGAGAGAAGAGAACAACTTCTTGAGGATATTAATAAGAATGGAACTTACTTGCCAAAATCATTATTACATGAAGATTTTGACCGTGGGTTCATGGATTTTGTTAAACAAGATTTAAAAACAGTTGTTAGTGGGAACTTAGTTAAAGTTGTGGATATTTTAATGACGACACAAAACTGGATTCAGTTCACCCAAACATGGGATTTTAATAATATTGATAAAAATGTTCAACCACCATTTATCACCACAATTAGAATACCTGAAGTAAAATATGGTACATTACCTTCATTGTCATATAATATACCAAATAGGAGACAATATCATTATGCGGCGGTCCCAACGTGGGATGGTCAGAGAAAAGGTATGGACATTTATACAATACCTCAACCTAACCCTGTTGATATAAAATATTCTGTTAAAATTATTTGTAATAGAATGAGAGAACTTAATAAGTTCAACCAAATTGTTATTGACAAATTTGCTTCAAGACAGGCTTATAGACAAATTAAGGGACATTATATTCCAATACAACTTGATGATATATCTGATGAGTCGGTTATGGATGTTGAAAAAAGAAGATATTATATACAATCGTATGGTTTTACTTTACAAGGGTTTTTACTTGATGAAGAACAGTTTGAAGTTAGACCTGCGGTTAGTCGTTCATTAGTATTAATGGAAGTTAATCCAAGGAAAAATAAACGAAGAGTTAACAAATACCCACCAAATCCTGGTAGAATCCCTTTAAATATTTCTTACCCTATCGGAACTACGGCATATACCCAAACATTTGAGTACACTACAAATATTAAACTAATCGATGCTGAAAATATTGCGTCGTATTCGATGTATATTAACGGACTTTTTTATGGGACAGATATACAACAACTTATTACAGGAGAAATACAGATTAACACTAATGATGTATTAACAATTCAAATTATTAAATCCGATAATACTCAACCATCGAATTTCCAACTCGAGTCGATATTGATTTAATTTTCTCCGTAGATATCCCTTTTTTCTGTACAGTTTAATTCAATAAGTTTTTCAATAAACCTATGAATTTTCAATCCATGCTTTAAACAATGTTTTTTTAATAACAAATGTGATTCTTCAGATATCTTAAGGTTCTTTATTTTCAAGGTAGAAAAAAGTAAGATTTTATTCTTACTAATCAATAAATAGTTGTTTAGACCAATAGTTTTTCAAGTTTTACAGAATATTTATCAATAAATAAATTTTAAACAATTAAATTAAAAAATGGCAACAGCAAACAAAGTATTCGTTTCTCCAGGTGTTTATACCTCAGAGAGAGATTTATCTTTTGTTTCACAAAGTGTTGGTGTAACTACTTTAGGTATTGTGGGAGAAACTCTTAAGGGTCCCGCATTTGAACCTATATTCATCACTAATTATGATGAATTCCAAACTTTTTTTGGAGGTACGTTACCTGAGAAATTTGTGAATACACAAATCCCAAAATATGAAGCAGCATATATTGCTAAATCATATTTACAACAATCTAATCAATTGTATGTAACAAGAATTTTAGGTCTATCAGGTTATGATGCAGGACCATCTTGGTCAATAACTACAGTAGCAAATGTTAATTGTGGCACCGTTGGAATAACAGGGGGAACATCTTTCTCTATTAATTTCACAGGTTCAACTGCTTCAACAGTATCTGTACAATTTACCTCAGCGGTTCCAAGTCAAATAAGTGGAAACACATATTATACTAATCCTTATACACAGTTTGATGGTGGAACATCTACAATTTTAGGTGATTTACAAACACAATTATATAATATTTTAGTTACTAATAGTACATCAGGAACTTCGGCTTATTATTTTGGTCCAGTTTCAGGTACTCAGGTAACTGCAAATATCGCTGCGGGTTTAACGGCATCGACAAATGTATTTGATGTTAATAGTATAACATCAACAACTATTGATTATTGTTCAGGTACAAATGACGCTTGGTTCTACGCAAATTTCGTTCCACCAACTAACGGTAACGCTTACTTTGGTAATTCTTATTTTACAAGAGTTTCTTCTTTATCAGGAACTTCTTATGGAGTTCCAGGTTCATTTACAGGAACCGTATCAGGTTTCTATTACGGATTCTCGGGTACAAGTTATTCAGGATACAATAATCTTGTTGTAGCAACTTTACGTTCAAGAGGTATTACTCAATACTCAACAACTTTACATGGTCCACAATATCAAGTAACAGGTACTTCAGATGTAACAATGATTGGTACCGGTAGTTACTCAGGAATAAGTCAAAATCCTTACGCTACCTTCTTGATTTCAGGTATTACTTACGATAATGATACGTTCAGTTTTGAAACTTCATTTACGACATCACAATCTAACTATATTAGTAGTGTGTTTGGTGTCTCAAATTTTGCCAAAGATAGAACTGAAGTACCTTTATTTGTTGAAGAAAGATATTCAACAATGTTAGATTATGGATATAGTCAAGGTTTCATTCGTGGATTAAACGCAAATAACTTCATTAAGTTAGGTGACGCAAGAACTTCAGCAAATCTTGATACGATTGGTTTCTATTTAGAAAGATACCAAACACCTTCATCTCCTTGGGTTGTCTCTGAACTTAGAGGTAATTTAGTTTATAAATTATTCCGTGTTTATACAATTCCTGATGGAAATGATGCTAACAGAGAAGTTAAAGTTTCTATTGCAAATATCTCATTTAACAATGGAACATTTGATTTGATAGTTAGAGATTTCTATGATACTGATGCTAACCCAACGGTTATTGAGAAATTTACTAATTGTACATTAGACGCAACAAGTAACAGTTTTGTGGCTAAAAAGGTTGGTTCTATTGACGGTGAGTATGCAATTCTTTCTAAATATATTATGTTAGAAATGAGTGAAGAAGCTCCGTTAGATGCTCTTCCTTGTGGATTTGAAGGTTTTATAACAAGAAGTTATACTAACGGTACATCTCCTTTCCCTGTTTATAAAACACACTATGCAATCCCTGGTGAAATAATCGCTAATCCTCCATTTGGTAATTCGGCTGGTAGTGATAATGCAACAACTAGTCCTGGTGATAATAAAAGAAGAACTTATTTAGGTATTTCATCTTCAGTAGGTGTTGACGCCGATTTCTTCGACTATAAAGGAAAGCAAAGACCGATTGGTGATTTGTGTGAAGAAGGAACTTACAATAACTGGCCAAACACGACAAAAGGTTTCCACATGGATAGTGGAGCAACTGTTGTAACAGTAAGTGGTGTTACACAATTTGAGGTCGGTGATGGTTCATTTAGTTCTGAACCAACAGACTCAGAGAATCCATATTACTTCTTATACTCAAGAAAATATAGTTTCTTAGTACAAGGTGGTTTTGACGGATGGGACATTTATGAGGAAAAACGTGGTAACGGTGATTCATATGTGTTAGGTCAAACAAGTTTCAAAGCTGGTTTTTGTCCACAAGCACCATATCCAACATCAACAGGATGGGGTTCATTTAAAATCATCACTATTGAAGATGGTTCAATGAACTATGGTAATACTGACTATTACGCATACTTGTTAGGTATTAGAACATTCGCTAACCCTGAGGTTACAAACATTAATGTTCTTGTAACACCTGGTGTTGATTATGTTAATAATAGTGGATTAATCGAGTCGGCAATTGACATGATAACAAACGAGAGAGCGGATTCAATCTACGTTTGTACAACTCCTGACTTTAACCTATTACAAAACTCAACTTCTATGGATAATTTAATTTACCCACAAGAGGCGGTTGATAATTTAGAACAAACAGGAATTGACTCTAACTACACAGCAACTTACTACCCATGGGTTCTTACTCGTGATACTGTAAACAATACTCAAATCTATTTACCAGCAACCGCTGAAGTTACTCGTAACTTAGCGTTAACTGATAACATAGCGTTCCCATGGTTCGCAACTGCGGGTTACACAAGAGGTGTTGTAAATGCGATTAGAGCAAGAAAGAGATTAACTCAAGAAGATAGAGATACTCTTTACAAAGGAAGAATTAACCCAATCGCAACTTTCAACGATATTGGAACTGTAATTTGGGGTAACAAAACTCTTCAAATCGCTGAATCAGCATTAGACAGAATAAATGTTAGAAGATTGTTGTTACAAGCTCGTAAATTGATTTCTGCGGTGGCCATCAGATTGTTATTCGAACAAAATGATAACACAGTAAGACAACAATTCCTTGACTCTGTTAATCCAATCTTAGATGCTATCAGAAGAGACAGAGGTTTATACGACTTCCGTGTGACAGTACAAAATACTCCTGAAGACTTAGATGCTAACCAATTAGTGGGTAAGATTTATATCAAACCAACTAAAGCATTAGAGTTCATCGATATTGAGTTCTTAATTACACCAACAGGAGCGTCTTTTGAAGACATCTAATTAAACAAAATTTAAAAAGACCCTCACGAAAGTGGGGGTTTTTTATTTACATAATATTTATAGGTATGAAAATGTTTTTAGTTGAAAAATTTGAAGAAGAAGTTACACCCGATTTAAAGTATTATGCTTTTGATTGGGATGATAATATCCTTACGATGCCAACACAAATAATGCTTCGTACTGAAGATAATGATGAAGTTGGTATGTCCACGGAAGATTTCGCGGAATATCGTGTAAAGATTGGAGTTGAACCTTTTGAGTATAAGAAAAAAACTATTGTGGGGTTTACTGACGACCCATTTAGGAACTTTGGTGGTAAAGGTGATAAAAGATTCATCATAGATGCAATGATGGCTAAAATAGGACCTGCTTGGGATGATTTTGTGGAAGCTGTTAATGGTGGGTCGATTTTTTCAATAGTTACAGCAAGAGGACATTCACCATTGGCTTTACGTAGAGCAATTGAAAATATGATTGAAACTAACTTTAAAGGAATTTCTAAAAAAGAATTGGTTAAAAACTTAAGAAAGTTTAGAAAATTTGCGGGTGAAGAAGATATGAAGGATAAAGAACTTATAAATGCATATATGGATATGAACAAATATTATCCTGTAACATTTGGTGAAGGTTCGGCACAAAATCCTGAGGTTGGTAAAGTTAAAGCTTTAAAAGAATTTCAAGAATATGTTAAGTATTTGGCTAGTAGACTTAAAAAACCAATAATGTTTAAAGATGATATAAGTAATAACTTTATTCCTAAAATAGAATTTTCAGATGATGATTTAAGAAACTTAGAAAAAGTTAAAGGTGAATTATCAAAAGACCCGGAAAATATTATTCAAACAATATCAACACATGGTGGTAAAAAACAAAACTATTAATATTTATAAACTGGACTTATAGCAAGTTTGAATAAAAAAAACCTTAAAGTAAATAGAAAAATTTTCAAGAGGGACTATTTATAATAAAATAAAAGAAAAATTTAAAACAAAATAATATGGCTGATTTACTGATGAAAATGCCGATACCCTACGAACCGAAAAGGAAAAATAGGTTTATCATGTCTTTTAATGACTTGGGTATTAACGAATGGTTTGTAGAATCTACAAGTAGACCTTCTTTAACGATTAACTCTACTGCGATTGATTTCTTAAATACTAAAACTTATGTTGCAGGTAAGTATGAGTGGGGAGAAATTTCTGTAACTTTCCGTGACCCAATTGGACCTTCAGCTTCACAAGCATTGATGGAATGGGTTCGTTTACATGCTGAGTCTGTAACAGGACGTATGGGATATGCTGCTGGTTATAAGAGAGACATCTTCTTAAGTCTATTAGACCCAACAGGTGTTGTAATTGAGAAATGGGTTCTTAAAAACACATTCCTTACAAAAGTTGACTTCCAAGGATTGTCTTACTCTGAAGATGGATTGGTAACTATCCAAGCGTCTCTTAGACCTGACTATTGTGTATTATTATATTAATATACTTTACTACTTTATATTCAAACCCACTTTCGTGGGTTTTTTTATTTACAATAAATAAGAATAAGGTATTATTATAATAAAAAAACTATGAGTGACAATATGAATCAAATGCACTTGGACCTTCCACACGATGTGGTGTTATTACCAAGTGAGGGAAAATATTATAAAAATAAGAAAAAATCTGTTAAGGTTGGATATTTAACAGCTGCTGATGAAAATATTTTGGCGTCGGTTGGTAATTTAAGTGGTGACCAAATTATTACTAATTTAGTTAGAAGTAAATTATACGAACCTGATATTAGACCTGAAGAAATGATGGAGGGTGATTTGGAAGCTATTTTAGTTTTCTTAAGAAATACTTCATTTGGAGCTAATTATGATTTTACTTTAATTGACCCTGAGACTGATAAGAAATTTGAACATACTATAACACTTGAGTCTTTAGATTTCAAAAGAACTGAAACTGAACCTAATTCAGAGGGTTTAATTTCTTTAGTTTTACCAAAAACAAAGAAGGAAATTAAAATTAAATTTTTGACATACGGAGAAAGTCAAAGTATTAATCGTCAGATTGATTCTTATCCAAAAGGTATGGTTTCACCTTCAGTAACACTGAAGTTGACTAAACAAATTATTGAGGTTGAAGGTAACCGAGAAGAAAATGCTATTGCGGATTTTATATCTAAAATGCCAATCATGGATTCAAAATACATAAACAACTTCATTAGAGAAAACGAACCTAGGTTGGATTTAGTGAGAGAAATAATAGCCCCATCTGGAAAAAAGGTAATCACCCGTGTGACCTTTGGGGCAGAGTTTTTTCGCCCTTTCTTCTGAGTATTTAAAAAATTTATTGGACCAATATTATCTTTTGGGTTCAAAATTAAATTTGTCTTATTCCGATTTCATGAAAATGCCGTCTTATCACCGTAGATACTTGGTTGATAGGACTATTGAAATTAATACGCCTAAAAACGAACAGTAAGTTATTTATATAATAAAGAGTAAAATATGCTTCATTATTTACAGACAGCACCTACTGCTGACCCAGACCCATTAGGGAGTTATTTTAAAACTGGAGGATTAAAACAATATGCCGAACTTGCGGATTCATTTACTGAGATTACCAAAACTATTCAGTCAATGGATGTTGAAATGACTAAAGTTGTTAAAACTATGGGTCTTAGTGCAAAGCAAGGATTAGCAATAAAACAAAATTTTAGTCAATCTTATCAGTCAATTGTTGATTTAGGTGGTAAAATGAGTGATGTTGTTGACCAACAAGAAGCTCTTTCTAATGTTTCAGGAAGAAACTTAATATCTCTTCAAAGTCAATCTGAGGCATTATTTGCTGCAGTATCTGTAACAGGATTAAAGGCAGAAGAATTACAAAAATCATTTTATGATGCCGGAATGGAAGGGGCCCATATTGCTGAAAATGTTGCAAAAATAGTACAAGTATCAAATCAATTAGGAGTTAACGCTCAAGCGGTTGCGGCAACAGTTACAACAAATTTAGAAAAGTTAAATAGATTCGGTTTTACAAATGGTGTTGAAGGATTAGCTAAAATGGCTGGAAAGGCTCAAGCTTTAAGGTTTGATATGAATGAAACTTTAGATTTGGCAGATGACTTAATGAGTCCTGAAAAGGCGATTGAGACCGCCGCCGCAATACAAAGATTGGGTGGTGCAGCAACTGCGTTAACTGACCCTTTAAAATTAATGGATTTGGCCCAAAATGATGTTGGGGGACTTCAAGACGAACTTGGTAAATTAGCTAAACAATATACATATTTTGATGAAAAAACCGAATCTTTCCAAATCATGCCAGGAGCAAGAAGACAACTTAAAGAAGTTGCGGATGCTTTAGGTATTGATAGAAAAGAATTTGAGAAAATGGCGTTGGAGACTAGTAAGTTGGATGATAAAATGTCCAAAATTAAATTTTCTGGTTTAGATATATCTAAGGAAGATAAAGACCAACTTGCTAATCTTGCTCAATTACAAGATAGTAAAATTACAGGTAAAAAAGAGTATACCGTAAATTATCGAGATGCTGATGGTAAAATGCAACAGGCAGAATTAGCTAGTTTGACTCGAGAGCAATTAGAGGCAATTAAAAAACAAACGGAACAGGATTCTATTGAGGCTGGTGAAGACCCACAAAAACAATTAGTTAAACTTGCTAAAGACCAATTAGGTGAATTTGGTCGATTAGCTGCCGCTCAAGAAAAACTAGCAAATACTGTCGGTACTACTATGGGAGGTTCTAAAGGAGGACAACTGATTTTAAAAGACGCTGCTGACACATATGCCGGTTTGGCCCAAAGAACTGCGGACGCTTTTGGACCTAATTCAGAATTTGGTAAAAATATGAATGGGGCCAATGCAACTATTACAAATGTTACCAAATTGTTACAAACAATGTTGACGGGTAATTTCTCAAAAATTGTTGACGAATTGGGAAGTGTGGGTTCAATTGTTGGTGATGCCGCGGCGACATTTGTTGAAAAAGAATTTAAAGCGTTTAAAGATGGAATTACCGACAAAGGCGCTGAAATTGCGACAATGAATGCAAATATTGGTAGTGCGAGTTTGAATTTTAACAATATACCTGAGTTAATGAGAAAATTAGGACTAAGTGATGGTTTTTATACACCGGTTGGTGACACAATTAAAACACCTAGTGGAAATATTGAAATTCATGAAAAAGATTATTTCTTGGCGGCAACTCAATTACCTGATGTATTACAAAAAAGTGTTAATAAAGGTTTAATGGACGTTTTAAAAATTCAAGGACAATCTATGAACGCAGCAATGATGTCAACAAATACACAAACTCAACCACAGACTCAACCACAAAAACAAGAAGTTGTTCATACCGTTAATTTTAAAGTTTCAGTAGATGGACCAAAAAACAAACTTACAGACATGTTAATTGAAGAACTCCCAAAGAATCCGTCGTTAATGCAATATATTGTTAAACACTTTGATAATACAAAAACTTCAGGGGGAATGATTGTTAAAAAATAATAAATCATTCTATTTATAAATAAAATCACCCGATGAGTGAAAGTGCTTTAGATTATTCAAATTCAGAGTTTTTTAGGAATCGTCTTGTTACAAGAAACCTACAACCATATAACGTTGAAGGCGCTTTTCAGTCGTCAAATTCTGAACCTTATTATGAGACTAACATTAGTGATAACTCAGTAATTGATTCCCCAAATGTTAATAATGAAATTTTTATTGAAGCTCAACAAAATATTATACCAAATCAATACGGTCCTACAGGAGGATTTCAAGATGCATCTGGGTTTATTAGTAAAACGACTGGACAAGTAAATGAAAATTCATCAAATCAATTAGAATATTGGCCGTTACAAAACGATACCAATATGGATTTAATTAATGAACCATGGATTAACTTAGCTGAAGTTAGTAATAGATTTATTCCTAATGGTGGTTATGAAGGATTATTTTTTGCTGATACAAAAATTTTAGCGAAAAATAATGGTACAAGTGATTACAACCCATTAAATTTACCATTTGTAGTTGGAAATTATTCTTTAGCAGATATTATTTTTGGTTCCGATAATTTAGTACAACAAGACTCTTACTTATTACAAATATCAGTTCTTGAATTAAGAAGGGCGTTTCAATATAGAATTGCTCAAGAACTACAACAAACAAGTGTTGCGAATAACTTATCAATCAATAGTAATCCTTTACAATCAAGTTTACTTGCAACCAATCAAGCTCAATTAAGTTATTTAGATTATCATATTACGGTTCCTGACGGTCTTTTAGACTCTGTTGTAAATTTAGCTCAGAGAATTACAGGGGCGTATTTACCTTATTCACCAATTGAGGGAGACTATTTTGATTTCTCACCAAGACAACCTAAAACAGGTCTTGGAAGATTTGTACAAAGATTAAGTAATAATGACGGTAGTGCTTCTGTAAAATTTTTAGCAAATACTGGAGGAGGTCAGAGGTCTATTTTATTTGCTAATTTAGATTATAACCGATATAGTCCAAACTATGATAGAAATATTACAAGAGCTGGACAGGTGTTAAATAATGTGTTTGGTAATATTGGTAGAAATAATGACCAAGATGATAGTGGTAATCTATATGTTGGTGGTAAAGACGAACTAAGATATACAACGTCTCCGGCAGGTGAAACACCGTTTAACGCCTACGGAGAACCGACAGGTGCGGTTGTATTAGGTCCTGATGCGGTTGGTAAATTATATGAAGGCAACCAAAATTTAGATTTTGGTTTAAATGATAACAATACTATCGTTGGTGGATTTGTTTGGACAAAAACAGGGTCGGAAGAAATTGGAGCGTTAATTGGACCTGAAGGTGAACAATTTGCACCTGGTAAAAATTATGAACGTAATGATACCGCAATTAACTTAACAAATAGATATTCGTCATCTTTAGAATACGAATTTAAAAAGGGTTCAATATTAGATAACACGCAAAGATTAATTGACTCGGCACCTGCAAGTGGATTGGCAAGAAGATTACATGCTGGTAATGCAATTAATCAAATGTCAAAAGTTTTTAACGATGGATATAAAGAATTAACAAAAGGTTCTAAAGTTATTAGATATGAAAATGTTGAAGGTGAATTAATTGGTAAAGAATACGGTAGATTATTTACAAAAGATGCACCATATCAACAATACAAAGATTTACAAAGTACGGTAGCAAATACAAAGGCAAGTGAAACAAATGGTAATATAAGAAAATTTAATAATTCAGTACTTGACTCGACGTATAATTTAAATATTACGCCATTAAAAGGACAAGGTTCAACAAATATAGTTAAGGGGGAAGTTAAAAAATATATGTTCTCAATTGAGAATTTAGCGTGGAAAGGAAGTGCGTTGTTTAATGATTTACCTGGATGTGAAAAAGGACCTAATGGGGGAAGAATAATGTGGTTTCCACCTTATGATTTAACATTTAGTGAAACTATTTCACCTGGTTTTGATTCAACATCATTTTTAGGTCGACCTGAACCAATTTATACATATAAGGATACAAGTAGAAGTGGTTCAATATCATTTTCAATTATTGTTGACCACCCATCAGTTTTAAATTTAATAGCTAAGAAAGAATTACAGAATGATTTAACAGATAAAAAAGATTCTGTTATAGAATCATTTTTTGCGGGTGCGGCTAAATTTGATTTATATACATTAGCCAAAAATTTTACGACATTAGACTTAAACACCCTTAAACAATTACAAGAAAGTGTGTTATCAAGTAATAACAGTTCTGCTGAACAATTAAATGTGATTACAACAGAATTAGCTGAAAATAGCTCAACGGCTCAAAACCTACCTAATTTTTCAGACTACCAAGGATTTGGTGCGTATTTCCCACAATGGGATTCTACAATTAAATCAACTGACTATGAAACGGTTTATACTCAGTATATACTCCAAAAACCAATTTATGATAGTTATATTTTCACAAGTGGTACTTCACTTTTATTTCCAGTAATAACTCAAAACTATAATAAATTAATTGATTTAAGAGCTAAAATTTTAAAGGCCGTTACATCACAAAATTGTGAAGTTGTTATAGAAATGAATGGAATTAAATTTCCGTCTATTAGTACGACAGCATCTGAAGAAAGAAATAAAAACTATATTGAGTCGTTAAAATTATTTTTTTCTAATCTATCTGATAGTAATAATAATAAATTAGCTAAATATATCCAAGATGGTACAGTTAAATTTATTTATTCAAATTTACTTTTAACAACTGCTGAAACTAAACCATCTGATGGTACACCACCAATACCTGTTGAATGTTCGGTAACTTTGGCTCAATCAGAACAAACATATAGTTTAGTTGCAATGTGTTCTAGATATGTTAGTTTTAAAAGTATTACTGTTAATCCTAAAAATCCGTCAAATGCTAATGCTGGTTCTAATACTAACTCACAAAATATTGCAAATTCAAATGCCGTTAATGGTTTACCACCACAAAATTCTCAAGACATATTAAAAAAGAATTTAAGTAAAAGATTGTTAAGAACAAAACTTTTAAATGAATGTGATTATTTTGAAGTGTTAAAACAAACTGACCCATTTGTTTATACATCAATTTCGGATAAAGTAAAATTTTTCCAACCGGCATTTCACGCTATTACTCCTGAAGGATTAAATAGTCGATTAACTTTTTTAAATCAATGTACAAGACCTGGTAACACGATACCTGTTATTAATGAGCAAGGTCAACAAGATACTTCAACATCAACATTCAATACTAATTTTGGTACACCACCGGTATTAGTAATTAGAATTGGTGATTTTTATAATACAAAAGCAATTCCCGACACCTTATCAATTTCATATGAAAATTTAGATATTAATCCTGAAGGTATTGGATTACAACCAATGATTGCAAAGGTTACTTTAGCTGTTAAACTTATTGGTGGTAGTGGATTAAAAGGTCCTATTGATAGATTACAAAACGCCTTATCATTTAATTTTTATGCAAATACTGAAATGTATGATGAAAGAGCTGATGCAACTGAACTTACAGATGAATTAGACAATGCGTTATTTGACGCTATTGTTTTTGCGGAACCACTTGCGACATTTAATGATTTACAACATGTTGAACAACGTACAAATAACACAATTGGTACTATTTTAACGGAAATACCATCTGGTGAAACACAAACAGGAACCATACAATATACAGATTTCTTTAGTAAATTTATTGATGATACACAAGGTTATTTTAACACAACTTTAAACTTTATTGAAAGTTCAATTAATAATTACAATTTTGGAATTTACTCTCAAATGACATTTGATAGAAACTTTGTTAATGGTGATGCTAAAATTTCGGGGTTAACACAACCTTGTAAAATTTATGGTAAACCAAGTAGTATTAGTGAAAATTTAACAGAAGTTGCTAACCAATTAAAATCTGAAATAGATACTGGTGATGAAACAATTATAAAGGCGTTAATTGATGATAATAGTGTTACGAACCTTGCCGCTAATAGAGTTAAAACTAATTATAAAAATTTAATTGATACTAAAATTAATGACGCTTTTAATAATGTTAATTCAGACGCTCAAGACTTTGCAAATAAACAAGCTGAATATATACAAAATATTGAAAAATTAAATTCAGTAGTTGGAGGTCAATTAGATGGAAAAACATTACTTAACGGAGTTCCTAAAGGATATTTAATATCTACCGATACTGATTTTAATGACGCATATTCTTTAGTTTGTTCAGGTATTACAAATTTTTATAATTTGCTTTCAGCTAACCAATTTTTACCTAGTGGTAGTGGCTCACCGTATTTTGAGTTTTTTAGTTCTTTAAACACCGTTCCGCTTGGAGGAATTGTTTCAGACACAAATAATCTTTTATTTACATTATTTTATGATGACTTAAAAGATTCTACTAAAAGAGAACAATTTATTAAAGCTTTAACTACCAATCTTATCCCAAGTTCCTCAGCGGAGACCATAAGTAGTGTTAACTTGACAGTAAATACTATTATTATGCCAACATTAAACTCTTGGAATAGTGCGGTTGTTCAAACTTTTACTGAATTTAAAAAAGAACCTGAAACACAACAATATCTTAATTATAACCCACAAATAAACAATTCATCAATTAAAGGAATCCCAAGGATATATAATTTTACAACATCAGGTGTTACAGATACACAATTAACTAGTTTAAAAAGTTTATTTTCCTCTGTAAATTCAAATAACGATAATCAAACCTTTAATGGTAAAAAACAATTTAATTAATGGCGTTAGAATATTATAATAGATATGAAGGATTTATAGTTAATGGTCAACAAACAGTTGTACCATATGTCAATCTGCAATCCAAATCTACAGATAAAAAACACATATATATTATCGGGCAATCAAGGTTAGATAAAATATCTCAATTGTATTATGGAACACCTTTTTTTGGATGGTTAATATTACAAGCAAATGGTAAATACGGAGGTTCTGAAATTAATATTCCAAATAATGCCATTTTAACAATACCATTCCCTTTGATTAATTCCTTATTAGATTATAAAGGTGCATTAGAGCAACAGTTCTTCTATTATGGCAGGTAACATACATATTGAAAATGACTATCAAAATATTTTTATAGTTGACCCTAATAAAGTTGATTTACCTAATGGTCAGGTAGGCGATAGAAATATTGCTCAAGAAGAATTAGTAATGTATGCTAATTTGGAATGTAACTTACAACCAAGAAGTAAATTAATCGTTGGGGGAGGAGACAAACAACTTAGAACATTAGGTCTTGGTAAAATTAATTTTTTAAAACCGACTGGTGAAGATTATTTAACAACTAAATGGACTGAATTACAATCACAATCTAGAAAGGCTGATGAAATAAATGGTGAGTTATTAGGTATTACTCAAATTAGTTATAAAGTAACTCAACCATATGTTGCTCAATTTACAGTTAATTTAGAAGATATTAGAGGTCGAGCTTTATTTGAAAGCGGTAACGATTCAATTTACTCTGCGTTTTTTAACTTACCGTATCCTGTTTTTTATTTAACATTAAAAGGGTGGTATGGTAAGGCTATAAGATATCAATTAGTACTTGATAAATTCCATGGGGCGTTTAATTCATCGAATGGTAATTTTGAAATAACATTAACTCTTAAATCATTTACGTTTTCAGTATTGAGAGATTTGTTCATGAGTGATTTGTATGCGGTTCCTCAGATGTACCAAACAGATAAAATTTACAATTCAAATGATGGAAATATTTTAAATAATAATATTACACAAAATTTTACAACATCTACAGTATTTTTGGGTTATGATAAAATTGTTGAAGTTTATAAAAAATATAAATCAAAAGGTTTATTACCTGAAGATTTTCCTGAATTAACTATACAATCATTAATTGAAAGATTAGAAACTTTTATTAACACTAGTTTAGAAGAATTGGGACAAGTATCTTTAAATCCTTTAACTGATTATGAAAAATATTTAAGAGTTTTAGATGAATTATATTCTGACGTTTTTTTAAATAGTAAATCTTGGTTTAATACATATCTTAATTTATCTAAACCTTTTGTTGTAAAACAAGACACAACTAATATTAATGTTTATACGTATCTTTCAGCGTCAACCTCCGTTAGTGCATATAATGATTTAAAAACAATCGTTGAAACAAAAGTTGCAATTCTTAATAAAAATATAACGTTTGGTGATACTGGTGGGTTATATAGTATTCCTGTTAAAAGTGATGATATTTTAAATTCTCTAAAACCAACATTAGAACCATCTGATTTTGAATATGAAAGGACTGTATTAAAACGAGTTGGTGGTTCAAGTGTTACTACAACTGATATTGATAAATTAAAAATAGAAATAACAGATACTTTTGTTTTAAAAAATAAAAATATACCACCTTTTTTAGGTGTTGAAGGTAAGAATGGATTTTCAACATATATACAAAAAATTAAAACAAAATTAAATTCTTATAAAGAAGAGTTAGAAGTTACCCTTTCAGACCAACTTTTAGAAATATTAAAATCATCTAAAGGTATTGGATTTCAACCCACAATTAGAAATATTATTGGTGTGCTTGTTGCATCTGCTGAAGCTTATTTATTATTATTAGAAGATGTACATACTAAGGCATTTAATGAAAGAAGAAATATAAAAAGACAACAGAGTATAACTGGTTTTGATAAAAAACCTAATGAAGATTCGCCCGTCTATCCATGGCCTCAATATGTTGTTGGTAAAACTATTGACGGTATTGAAAAGTTTGAAATACAATACCCTGGTGACCCAAATTATATTAACCAAACAGGTGCTAATGATTACGAAGCTTGGCCTGAAGTAGAATTTGTTGAGGAATATGTTAAAGGTTTTATTATGAGAGCCCCACCGAATACATTTAAACCACTACAAAATACAAATGTAATTTTAAGAAATTTAATTTCAGGTTTTGACACAATACCATCAAATACTCCTTACAGTAATTTGGTATTACCTGATTTCTTTTTTGAAATTATTGAAAGATTACAATTAATAGTGACACTTAATGGGTTTTCAAATAATGGGTTAAATGATATTCTTCCTTTTTTAAGTCAGACTGAGTTTGCTAATATGAATGAAGGTCTTAAAAATGATAATGGAGAAATTATTAATATTCTTAAAAATGGAAAGGACAGGTCTGTAACATCATTTAATGAATTATTATCTTCATTTCAAATAAGTTACGCTAAATATTCAAATGGATTTCTTACGACACAATATTTGATTGACGAAGTTAATAACGCTTTTAAAATTTTAGATAAAGATTTACCTGAACAAACTCAATTAGTAACTGCTAACGTTACAAAATTAGTACAAGATGTAATAAAAAATGATACTTACCAAAGTAATAATTTGGATTTATATCCATTTACAGATTTAAATTGGTGTAATAATAATTTAGAAAACGGGTCAATTTTAACAAGGGAAATTGTATATAGTACAAGACATTCATTATTTTATAATACTTTTAATAAAAAAATTGGAAATTATAATATAAGTGACGCTATTGGTTTGGGGTATAATAGTAATCTACCTAATTTACCAATTGTTGATTTAAAAATTAGAGGGAACAAAATTATTTCATCAGAAGTAAACTTAAACACCTTTTATACTAATAGGACAGTTGATAAATATATTTTTACTGAAGGTAAAATTACTTGTATAAATTCACAATTAACACAATCCCAAACAACTTCAATTCTTAATACACCATACTTTATTAATGCAATACAAGAAGGTATTGAAAATGAAAGAAATGGTTCTGACCATCCGTATATAAGTGCGTCTTATTTATTTTTGAATAGTTTACCATTAACCACAACAAGAGAAAGATATACATTTAATGACTTGGCAAATATTTTGGCGGGTGGAGTAACTAAAAAACAAGATTTTATATCAACAACGTTAAAAAAATATTCAGGTATTCACGCATTACCATTACCATGGATTGCAAAACTTGGTTCTATATGGTATAGATATAAAAATTGGAAAGAAAATGGTGTTGATATTCTGTCAAATGTTTGGAATGATTTTAACTACGCTAATAACTATGACCCGGTTAATGACCAAGTAAACACACCATATGTTATTCAAAACAATACAATTGTATTACAACAAGACGCACTTTCTTCACAGGGGTTTGTTTTAGGATTTTACCCAAAACTAATTAATGATTTTTATTATTTGGTTAACGGTGTTAATTTATTTTTATCCGCAGACACTACAATTAATATTCAAAATAAAATTAATGACGCGATTGTATCAAAAAATATTTTGATTTTAGATGGTTCAGGAACAACAATAGGTTCCGATGTTATTACAACACCTGGTAGTACAAAAAGTGTTAGAATAGATACTATAAGTGTATTGGTTAAAGATATACAGGGTTCATCTGGTATACCCGGTACATCTGGAACTGATAAATATGTTATAACTCCATCATTTGGTTTACATGATACTATATCATCGGGAACAAATAATCAATTAATTGCTGAAATAATTGATAGTTCATCAGGTCTTCCTTTTGTTCGAAGTTCATTAATTGATAATAATAGTATGTATAATGGTAGTATTAGATTATTGTGGGGTGGTCCTAATTATGGGTATTTTGATACTACACAATTTACAATTAATCCTCCTGACAAATATTTGAAAAAAATATATACAGGAGTGACAGACACACAAACACCATTTGAGTTACTTGGAGATGACGAATATTCTCCAATTGAAGAAATATTTTCAATCTTTTCAAAAGATGAATTAGATAATATTGAAAATATTTTCTTGAACTACGCGAAGTCACCACAAAAAGACACTGAAAAAGAAAAATTTTATAATGTAGTTAAAAATATACTTACTATTGATTCTAAACCTGATGATTTAACAATTGATAAACTTCATGTGATACGAAACAATCAAATGGCTCAACTACCTAATATTTTAAATTCACATATTAGTTATAATAAATTAATTTCAATTGGTAATCCTAAAAAATACAATGAAAGAATTTTTAGTAGTGTTTCATCAAATCCATTATTAGATACACTACCACCGGGTGGTTATATTAATGGTTCTTTACCAACATCGGGAGGAACAACTACATTATCAAATTCACAATTATTATATCCCGAAGCTTGGAAAACCTTAGAACTGTATGTTGGATTTTCAACTATATCTCAATTAGTTTATAGTGATGATGGTTCGTTTATAACGGATTTTTTTCCAACAATGAATATTGAATTTAATAGTACAAATATAATCTATTATCAGAATGTTATTAAAGTTTTTGCAACTAGAAAACTAATAATATTTGATTTTGATAATACGATTGGTTCGGCGTTTTTATTTACTAAAAACTCTTTTGTATTTTTCATAGATAATATAATAACAACATTTAATGATGAACTATCAAGTTTATTTAATTTAACTTTTATTGAACTATCTAAAGGTTTACCAACAATCCAAAAAATAAATGCTTATAGTTCAGAACCAGCACCTATTGATGGATTACAATCAAAGGTCGAAAAGTATGAAAAATTTAAAGCAATTAATGATACTTGGGTCGCAGGTACAAATTATAATTCGGCGACGTTATTTGAAGATTTTTTATTTGTTGATAGAGCAAATAGAAATATTGGTGATAAAATTTTTATCGATGTCTTTAAAGTAAAAAGTTATTTAAAAAATGTATCATCAAATTTATTTGATGTTATTAATTCTATAGTTTTAGACCACCATTTTCAACCATTTGTAATTCCTGGTTATATTAATTTTTATGGTGTTAATGACCCTAGTCCTGACGCAATCCCTACCGCAACTGGGTCTGTTAGTTTTGCAGATTCACTTTTTGGTACATTTAATACCGTAGATTACCAATCAACAAAAACAAAATTTGTTTGTATGTATGTTGACCAAGCATCTAAACAACTTGAAAATCCTGATACAGCAAATGGTTATAATAATGATGGGTTTGATTTAAAACGAGCAGCACAACAACCATTAGTTGATAAATTAACTGATAAGAAAGATTATGGATTGTCAAATAAAGTAGTCGGATTCGCGGTTGATTTTGGACTTCAAAATCAGAGTGTTTTTAAAAATATTACAGTTTCTCAAGATTTAGGCAAACCAACAAGTGAGTCATTACAACGAGAATTTGAAATGGCTAATTTGGAGAATGGAACTCAAACATCAACCCAAAACGTTTCGTTATATAATTTGTATAAATTAAGAAGTTATGAGGCGTCGGTTAATACATTTGGTAATGTTATGATACAACCTACTATGTATTTTGTTTTAAGGAATATGCCATTATTTGGAGGTACGTATTTAATTACAAGTGTTTCACATTCAATAAGTGTTGGTAATTTTGATACAACTTTTACTGGTACAAGAATGAGTGTATTCACATTACCAACAGTTGACCAGTTATTACAAACAATTAAAAGAGAACTTTTAAAGAATATTATTGAACAAAGTAAAACGTCTCAAAATACAACTAATCCATCACCTAATAGAACACAAAGTGAAATTTCGGCGATAGCAATTAATAATATTAATAAACAAGCCAATCCGTCAACTGCTAATTGTGAACCTAGTGGTGTGACATTTAGTGAATTTGTAAAAATTGACTCAACAATAACACCAGTTACTTATTTTGAAATTAAAAACCTTATAACTCAATTTATTACAGATACTGAAATACGAAAATTAATATACACTTTAATTCTTTTAGAAAATGATAGTGGTAGTGGTTTAAAAATGTATAATAATAATTTGGCAAATATACCCGCAACTGAAAGTATACTTGGGGGTTCAAATAAACAATTTATTGTTGATAAAAAATATATTTGTTTAGAAATAAATAATGTGAGTCAACCTTATTTTGTTTTTGAAACAATCGAAAAAAGTGTTAGGTTATTAAATTCAAGATTTGGACGATTATTTAAAAATGAAGTGGTTAATTTTGTTGACTCAACAGAGTATTCAGTACAATTTGCTAAATGTTATCTAAAATATTTTCCATACACAACTAATATTGATTATAACGCCTTTAAAGAAACTAATGCGATTGAATTAAAAAAATTAGAAGATTCTATTAAAAAGTATTTTGAGACAGAATTAAACTCTTTATAATAAAGATATATTTATAATAAAAAACAATTATGGGCACTAAAGAAATTTTAGACAGATATCTTGGAAAAAGTACAAGAATTACTGAAACTGATAAAGGTAATGGTTTCAAAGAAGTATGTGATTTAGATACTGGGGATTGTTACACAATCAGAATGAAAGATGGTTTAATTGAAAGAGTTAACAATACTCTTTATACTAATAAAAAAATAAACGTAGAAACGACACAAGGTTTTAAACAATTATTAAACGGTTAAAATGGGAATATCACAAACAATTATAGAAGAGTTACAAAGATATAATAAAATTAATAATTATATCACTGAACAAGAAGCTGGATTACCACCTGTACCCCCACCACCTGGTGCGGTTACTGGAGATGCCCCTGATGATGGAGCTTTACCACCACCACCTGACGCAGGTACAGACGCTGCTTCAACAACACCTCCGACTGCGGAACCTGTTGACATTACAAATGACCCTGATGTTGAAAAAGTTGGAGACGAAAGTTCTGAAGAAACAGGTACTGAAGAATTAGAAATTACTGATTTAGTAAAATCACAAAAAAATATTGAAACAAAACAAGAAGAATATTTTAATAATCTATTTAATCAACTTTCTAATTTAGAATCAAAATTAAATGATATGGGAAGTATTTTTACAAAATTAAATGATATCGAATCAAAGATTGAACAATATAGAGAAAAAACTCCACAGGAAAAACTTGAATTAAGAAGTTTAGACTCAGGACCGTTTAATCAAAAATTATCAGATTTCTTTGTTGATAAAGAAGAAGACATGGAAAAATCGGGGAAAAATGAGTATGTTTTAACTACTGATGAAGTTGAAAGTTATACCCCCTCAGAAATCAAAACAACTTTTAATGACTTTGGAGAAGAATCACAATACAAACCTTTGAAATTCTAAATTTCAAATTTGACTATCACGGCTGACACACTTATACTTGAATATTAACTAATAAATTATACACACAAAATGGCGACAAATTCCCTAGATGCTGTACTCGCACAGTATGAAAAAGCGAAAAGTGGAGGTAACTCTGCAAACAAAATGTCTCAAGAAGACAGAATGAAAAAATATTTTGCAGCAATCTTGATGCAAAATGAGAACTCAGGACAGAAACGTCTTCGTATTCTACCTACACCTGACGGGTCATCACCTTTCAAAGAAGTATGGTACCACGAAGTACAAGTTGAGGGTAAATGGAATAAAATCTATGACCCAGGAAAGAACGACAACGAGCGTTCACCTTTGACTGAAATTCATGACGAATTAATGTCAACAGGAAAAGAAACTGATAAAGAACTTGCAAAGGCATATAAGCCACGTAAATTCTATATCGTTAAAGTGGTTGACCGTGATAACGAAGCGGACGGAGTTAAGTTTTGGCGTTTTAAACACAATTACAAGAACGAAGGTATCCTTGACAAAATCATTCCGATTTGGAAGGCTAAAGGTGATATCACTGACCCTGTTAGTGGACGTGACCTTATTATAGAATTGACAAAGGCAAAGACACCAAAAGGTGCGACTTACACGGTTATTCAGACTGTTATGCATGACGACCCAACACCTGTTCACACAGATGCTGATACGGCTAAGGCTTGGACTGAGGACCCACTTACTTGGACAGATGTTTACTCTAAGAAACCTGTTGAATATTTGGAAGCAATTGCTCGTGGAGAAACTCCAAGATGGTCATCTGATTTAGGTAAATACGTTTATGGTGATAGTTCATCTGATGAAGGTACTATCGGTGGTTCATATGTTGACCCACAGGCGGGTGCAGAACCTGATGGTGATTTACCATTCTAATTTATAAAAGGGTAGGTACAAGTATATACAAAGTGCCTACCCTTTGTTATTTTTAAACAACAAACAATTTAAATCATAGACATTTATGGCAATAAAGAAAAAAGAATTTTCACT